GGACGTGCCTTTTATTTTGAAACTTATTTGCCTGAATATGGAGCAATGTTTGATAAACTGCCGATATCAGCATTTGTTGCATCTCCAGAAATTCCAACTCCTGACCTAGATCTTCCAAATTTACAGTTTTGGAACTGTATGGACTACGGAATTACCAATATTCACAAACAATTTACAGGATCCATGCGTTGGGTTGTGCGTACTCGTCATTTTGGTGAGATTAACGGGTTTTATATTTGCACACTCGATAATTATCATGAGTCCACAGACGAAATTGACTATAGCACTAGTGAAATTCCTCAAGAACATAAGTCATTTAACCTGATAGAACTTGAAAATGGTCAGTATGCACTCTATCCAAACAATAGGTGTAGAATTTATGATGTCTCTTTGACACCATCTGAGGTAAAAACACCAGATTTTAAGGTTTCAACTCAGTGGTTTGAAGTTGAAAACGATATTGAATGGGGAAGTCTGGGTGATTGTGATGAATATTTTTACACAACACCAGAAGAAAACCAAAATAAATAAATTTTTACAATAATTTAATTGAAACATCATTCAATGGGCAAACATTTGCTCTTAGAAGCGTATAATATTGCCCCTGAGGCAATTAATGATGCAGAATCACTTCGAAATGCCATGATTAAAGGCATTCAACGTGCAAAAATGGAGATTTTGAACACTTTTTTGCATTATTTTGATCCACAAGGGTGTACAATCGTTATCGCATTGGCAGAAAGTCACGTTTCTTGCCATACTTGGCCAGAAAATCAGTGTTTGGCAGTTGATGTCTATACCTGTGGTGAAGGAAATCCACGTTTAATCGCTCTAGAAATCTTAAAATATCTTAATTCAGACTCATATTCAATACGTGAAATAGATCGTTAAATAGAAATAGGAGATAGAAACCTCCTTCATAAAAGTTCTGTTTTATTCTTAAAACAGGAGTTTCACAAATGCTATTCGAATCAGAAAAAAATCAAAAAAGAGTCCTACAAGAAGTTGTTTATGATGTTGCACCAAAACATGACCTAAAAAAACAAATTGAACTGCACGAAAAAATTCGCAATGATGAAGACTATGATGATTGGGAATATGGAACCGAACCAGTCTACGGACATGCCTGGAAGTAGTATAAATAAATGAAAACCTTTCATTAGATGGCGATTCAAAGGATATCCAAATCATTTACTGATATTAGTTTATCCTTTGAACCACATCCGGTAACAAAGGATCTACCCATATTAAAGGATGCAAATGCAATTCGAAGATCTGTAAGAAATATTGTGCAGACTATCCCAAAAGAAAAGTTTTTTAATTCAATATTTGGGTCTGATATTACAAAAAGTTTATTTGAATTTGTCGATTTTGGCACTGCCTCAATAATTGAGGATCAAATTAAATTATCAATTGACAATTTTGAGCCAAGAGTTGATAATGTACAAGTTCAGGTGAATCCAGATCCGGACTTAAATAAATTTGATGTGACAATCATCTTTGATATTATTGGTCAGGAGATACCAACTCAAGAATATTCATTTATATTAGAGGCAGCAAGATAAAATGCCTTTTACTAAATTTACAAATCTAGATTTTGATCAAATTAAAACTTCCATTAAAGATTATCTCCGTGCAAACTCCAAATTTACGGATTTTGACTTTGATGGATCTAATTTTTCCATTTTAATAGATACACTAGCATATAACACCTATATTACGGCATTCAACTCGAACATGATAGTAAATGAATCCTTTTTGGATTCTGCAACCGTTCGTGAAAATGTTGTTTCTCTAGCGAGAAATATTGGTTATGTTCCTAGTTCCAGAACATCTGCAAAGGCAACGGTATCATTTGATGTGGGAGTAAATCCCTCCCAAAACACACCAACTCTTACTCTACAAGCAGGACTACTGTGCGTTGGATCCGTTAATAATACCTCGTATACATTTTCAATTCCCAATAATATTTCGACAAATGTAATCAACAATATTGCATCCTTTAAAAATATTGAAATTTATCAAGGAACATTTTTAACAAAACAATTTATAGTCGATGGTTCTCTAGATCAAAGATTTATATTAAATAATTCATTCATTGACACATCAACAATCTCTGTTTATGTAAAAGGAATTAATGATAGTGGACTTGGAGTTCAATATTCTTTGGTAGAAAATATTCTTCAGGTTGATTCAACTTCAAAAATTTATCTTTTACAAGAAGTTCAGGATGAAAAATATGAATTACTCTTTGGTGATGGTAAAATTGGCAAAAAGTTAGAAAATAATGCGCTCATCACAGTAAATTATATTGTAACCGATGGGGAAAACGGTAATGATGTGTCTTCATTTTCATTCTCCGGAAGAATTAAGAAGGCGAATGATCAAATTATAGATCCAGGAACAGTAATTGTTACTACAAATCAAAAATCTCAAAATGGTGCGGAGATAGAATCTATAAACTCAATTAAATATTTCGCTCCAAGAATCTATTCCGCACAGTACAGAGCAGTTACCTCCAGAGATTATGAAGCGATTATTAAAAAAATATATCCCGATACAGAATCCGTTTCGGTTGTTGGGGGGGAAGAATTAAATCCACCGGAGTTCGGAACGGTATCAATTGCCATTAAACCAAAAAATGGAACATTTGTTTCAGACTTTAATAAGCAGCAAATTAAAAATAAATTAAAACAATACAGTATTTCGGGAATTAATCAAAAAATAATCGATCTTAAGTTACTATATGTAGAAATTGATTCTTCCGTCTATTATAACTATTCTCAAGTATCGGCAGTAGAATCATTAAAGACAAAAATAATTAAAGTATTAACAGAATATTCAAATTCTATTGATTTCAATAAGTTTGGTGGAAGATTTAAGTACAGTAAGATTCTACAGATAATTGATAATACCGATACTTCTATAACTTCTAATATTACCAAGGTAAAAATCAGAAGAGATCTGGTAGCAGTCATAAATCAATTTTCTCAATATGAATTATGTTTTGGAAACAGATTTCATATTAATAATCTTGGATTTAATATTAAAAGTACCGGATTTAAAATTTCTGGTATTGAAGATACTGTATACCTAACTGATGTTCCAAACCAAGACGGTAGTGGAAAAGGTATTATTTCGATAGTAAAAAATTTACCTGATGGATCAACTCAAATTGTTGCAAAATCTGCCGGAGTCGTTGATTATATAAGAGGTGAAATTAATATTAGCGCCATAAACATTACATCAACATCAGAACCAAACAATATTATTGAAATTCAGGCATTTCCAGAATCTAATGATGTTATTGGACTCGCCGACTTATATCTTAATTTTAGTATCTCAAAAAGCACAATAAATATGGTAAGAGATTCTATATCTTCTGGTGATGAAATATCAGGAACAGTATTTTCAAGAGACCATTATACATCAAGTTATTCAAATGGGAAATTAATAAGAGAATAATATGATACAAACCGGAGTAGAATCCATAGAATCCAGAGTTAAGATTCAGCAAATTATTTCTAGCCAACTTCCAAATTTTATTTTGGATGAAAGTCCAAATACATTAGAATTTTTGAAGCAATATTATGTTTCTCAGGAATATCAAGGTGGTCCGACTGATATTGCCGAAAATTTAGATCAATATTTAAAGTTAGACAATTTAACTCCAGAAACTGTCGTAAATAATGTTAATCTTAGCGAAGATATAGGAACTGATGTTAATGTTGGAATAATTACAGTAACAAGTACTAAGGGTTTTCCACAAAAATATGGCCTACTTAAGATTGATGATGAAATTATTACATATACCGGAATAACAACAAATACATTCATCGGTTGTATTCGGGGATTTAGTGGAATTACTAGTTACCATGCAGATTTAAATCAAGAAGAATTAGTTTTTTCTAAATCAAAAATAGAAAAACATAAGAAAAACTCATCTGTACAAAATTTAAGTTCTTTATTTTTAAAAGAATTTTACAAAAAAATAAAAAATACTTTTACTCCAGGATTAGAAGAATATGATTTTGTAAATGATTTAAATGTTGGTAATTTTATAAAAGAAGCAAGGTCTTTTTATCAGGCAAAAGGGACCGACGAATCATTTAGAATTTTATTCAATGTCCTCTATGGAGTTACTCCGAAAATTATAAATTTAGAAAACTTTTTGATTAAACCATCATCTTCGGAGTTTATTCGGAGAGAAGTTATAGTTGTTGAAAAAATTTCTGGTGATCCTCGTAAATTGGTAGGACAAACAATAGAAAAATCAACAGATAAATCTACTAATGCCTCAGTTTCTGAAGTTGAACCATTCACAAGAAATAATAAACAGTATCATAAAATTTCACTTTTTGTTGGATATGATGATTCTACTGCAGTTCTTGGTACTTTTACAATTACTCCAAATACCAAATGTTTAGAAAATGTTTCTATCGGAGCATCTATAATTTCTGTAGATTCTACAATTGGATTTCCACAACAGGGAGTGATTATATCTGGCAGTAATAAAATTAACTATACCAGCAAAAGTGTTAATCAATTTTTTGGGTGTTCGGGAATTACATCTTCAATCTTATCTTCTACTAATATAAGATCTGATGAAATTTATTTTGGATATGAAAATGGCGATCTTAATAAAAAGGTTGAACTGAGACTTTGTGGTGTATTATCTAAATTTGTACAGATATCAGATAATTTAAATTTGAATGAAGGAGAAATTATTTCTGTTAGACACATTGGATCTAAAATTGAAAATCCAACAGTTAATAAATCATATAAAGAAATTTTTGCAAATTCTTGGATATACAATACAAGCTCAAGATATCAAATTAGTGATATTAGCAATTTTACCTTAAAAAGTCCTATTGATAGGTCTAGTTTAAAAATAGGAGATAGAGTTGAAATTTTAGTAAGAGACAGTAATATTGTAGAATCTTCTGCCACAGATATAGCATATATTTCTAATATTAACATTGGTAATAATAGCGTTACATTGAACAACTTAAAAAGCAAAAACTCCAGCAGTGACTTTACTCATCAAGTGGGAGTAGAGTATGATTTAAGAAGGAAAATTAATACTGCAAGTAGTTCAACAGTCCCTATTGAATTTGGAAATAACTCTATTATATCAGATATACAAAATTTATATGTTGACGATGATTATGCTTATGTCGCTTCTAACTCTTTACCATCAGGAATAGTTGGACTTAACACTTTTTATAATTATGAAATAACAAAAAATATTAAATCATCTAATGCTACGGCATTAAGTAATCTAGGTAATAACGGATATTCTACCATATTATTTTTTAATAGCGTTCCATTTATTACTGGAGATAGGATTTATTATCAACCGTCTGGAACCAATATTGTTGGATTGGATACTGGTGATTATTATGTACAAGTTCAAAATCCAGACAATGGCATAAAACTTTATTCTTCAAAATCATTTATTGGAACTAATAATCATTTAAATTTTATAAGTGCAACTTTTAACAGTCAAAATGAACATAATTTTACATTATATTCACAAAAATCTAGAATTATTAGTGCTCAAAAATTATTAAAAAAATTTCCATTAAGTGAAAAAGTTAAAACTACCAATGTTGGTATTGAAACATCAGAATTAACAATTCCTGGATCAACCGGTATGTTAATTAATGGTGTTGAGATTAGAAATTATAAATCTGACGATAAAATTTATTATGGGCCATTAAAATCAATAGAAGTATTAAATGGTGGAAATGATTATGATGTAATTAATCTTCCACTAATATCGGTTTCTTCTGGTATAGGAGAAACTGCATTAGTGCAGCCAGTAATTAGTGGATCTTTCAAAAAGGTTTATATAGATTCTCAAGATTATGATATTGATAAAATTGTATCTATTGACGTAAGTGGTGGTAATGGGTCTAACGCTGTCCTAGAACCAATCGTTGTAAAAAGGCAAAGACCTATTTTATTTGATGGAAGACTAACTACAAATTCTGGTGGAATTAGCAGTACAACATCACAATTAATATTTTTAACCGATCATAATCTGAATAACCAAGAATCAATAATTTATAATTCTAATGGAAACACTCCAATCGGTATTGGTACTTCCAATTTAACTTTAATTAATAATGCAACATATTATGTGAAAGTTGATAATAATAAAACCGTTAGACTTTTTTCTTCTATTTTAGAATGTTCTTCGGGAATTAATACAATAAGTTTTATTAATAGTAATAATTCAGGAATTCATAAATTTTCAACCGCAGCATTTAAAAATACTGTATCAGAAATCAAAATATTGAATCCTGGTAGTGGATATACCAATAGAAAATTAATTGTTTCCCCAACTGGAATATCTACAATAAATCATACAATTAACTTTGAAAATCATGGATTTTCAAGTGGAGAATTAATAAATTATAAATTTGAAACATCTACAATTGGTATTTCTACAGCATCACAATATTATGTGCTTAAGGATACTAATAATTCTTTCAGACTTTGTGATGCTGGAATTGGTGGGACTGATATATCGAATTATAGTAGACAAAACTATGTTAAATTTACTGGAATTGGATCCGGATATCAATATTTTAGTTATCCCGATATTTCTGTTTCTATATTATATTCTCCAGTAGGAATTGGTACAACAACTCAAACTTATTCATCTCTCATAGTAACACCAGTGGTTACTGGTAGTATTATTGATACTTATTTGTATAAAAGTGGAACCGGTTATGGGTCTACAATTTTAAATCTAGAAAAATCTCCAATAATAACTATAAAAAATGGTAAAGAGGCACGTATACAACCAGTTATTATAAATGGTCAAATTACAAATGTTAATATTCAATATAGCGGAGTTGAATATTATTCCGTTCCAAACTTAAATGTAAAAGATTTATCTGGAGCAGGAACTGGGGCAGAATTGAGACCTATTATTTCCAACGGAAAAATAATAGACGTTAAAGTTGTAAATACTGGTATTGGATATTCTTCTACGTCAACGATAATTAATGTGCAATCTACGGGATCTAATGCAAAATTTAATGCTAATATTAGATCTTTATCGCTTAATCATAATTTTAAGTTTGGGGATGAAATATTAGTAGAGACTGATAATAAATTACAATATTCAGTTTGTGGATATTTTAAAAAATTGAGAGAATCATTTAATGATAATGGTGAAGTATCCAATATAATCGGATGGGCCTATGATGGTAATCCAATATATGGACCATATGGTTATTCTGATCCAGAAAACTCTAGTTCAATTCCAAAAATACTAACTCCCGGATATATTTTAAATACCTCTAATGTTGTTGATAGACCACAATTTCCTGCAGGATTTTTTGTTGAAGATTACGAATATAATAACTCCGGAGATTTGGATCAAAATAATGGAAGATTTGGAAAAACTCCAGAATTTCCAAATGGTGTATATGCATACTTTGCAACTATTAGTTCGGGAACATTAATTCCCAAGTTCCCATATTTTATTGGAAATACATATAGATCAAAGACATTAAATGAAAATAAAACTCTTAACCAATCATACAATTTTAATGATTCGAATTTATCTCGAAATACTCTGCCATATAAAGTTTCTGATAATTATGCCGGAAATGATTTTATAATTGAACCGGAAAATAAAATAAATCAACAGTCAATTGTAGAATCAGTATCCAAAGGAAGTATAAGTGGATTTAACATTATCAATTCCGGAACAAATTATAAGATAGATGACGTCTTAAATTTTGACGATGCAAATACTTCAGGTGGGGGGGTTATCGCAAGAGTATCATCGATAGGTGGAAAAGATATTGTAGAAATAAACACTTCAATACAAACTTATCAAAATTCTATTTTTACTTGGAAAAACGGTAATGAAGTACAAGTAAATATATTGCCATATCATAATTTATCAAACAATGATTATGTTGTAATTTCTGGACTTTCAACCAGTTTATCAAAATTAAATAAACCATATAAAATTGGCGTATCCTCTTATTATTCAAACGTTGCCCAAGATATTCCAGCATCAACGGTTGGTGTGGTAACAGAAATCTACATTTCTCAATTTCCTGAAATAGTATCAATTGGAAGCAGCATTACAATTGGTAGTGAAACATTGTCAATATTGGAGGTATTTAAAAATCTTAATATACTTAAAGTTGAAAGAGGATCTACCGGAGTCTCTCATACTGCAACAACACAAATAAATTTTATTCCAGATTCATTTATCATTTCGCAAAATATAGATTATTTTGAATCTGATGTAAATAATAAAGTATATTTTAACCCGACAAAATCAGTAGGAGTTGGAACTATTTCGGGAATTACAAATTCTATAATTGTATCATTTGGTAGTTCTACTATTACGAGAGTTATTCCAACACAGGGAATTTATATTGAAAATCATCCATTTACTCATAATCAAGCAGTAATATTTAAAATTCCACCAACGGTAAGTTTACCGGGCGGAGAAATAGCAATTTCAACTTCACCAACATCGTCTACATTCAATCTACCTACAAATTCTCCGGTATATGTAAGCAATAAAAATAAGAATGTTATTGGAATAAAAACTAATCTAAATTCTTCTGAAGTATATTTTCGTACAGTAAATCAAAATGATGCTAATAATGAAAAGTATTCATTTGAAAGTCTATATCCACAAATTATTGGAAAAGTTGAAAAAATTAGTTCTACAGTTTCAGTATCAACTTCTCACCAACTATCCAATGAAGATACTATTGACTTAGAAGTTAAATCAAATCTTTCTGTTGGTATTGGAACCTCATCATTTGTAAATGTTAAAAGAGATTTGTTAACCGGGAATATTTTAATTAACCCAATTGGATTTAACTCTACTGGTATCAATACAACAACAAATACTATTACTATTAATTCTCATAATTTAAAAACCGGTGATAAAGTTTTATATTCTGCAAATTTAATTGCATCTGGATTGACAACAGATTTTTATTATGTTATTAGAGTTGATGATAATAATATTAAACTTTCTAAAACTTTAATTGATAATAAAACTACTCCTCCAACGGTGGTAAGCATTGCTAGTACTGGAGGATCAAGTCAAAGCATTTCATTAGTAAATCCTCAAATCAAATCAGTTAAAAATAACAATTTAGTATTTAATTTATCAGATAGTTCCTTAATTGGGTATAAATTTAAACTTTATTATGATCAAAGTTATAGTAAAGAGTTCGTTTCAACTGCCAAAACTGGTAAATTTACAATATCAGGTATTGGGACAGTAGGTGTTTCTTCTACTGCATCTTTGACTGTTAATTATGATGAGTCTTTACCAGATAAAATATATTATAATTTAGAAAAATCTGGATACATTAGTACTTCTGATAAAACAGTGACTAACTATTCGGAAATATTATTTATTAATAGTACTTATACTTTAAAAAATTATACAGTTTCTGGCATAGGATCAACGACCTTCAATATATCTTTAATCGAAAAACCAGAAAAACTAAAATATTCTCAAAATGAATGTAGTGTATTAAAATACAATACGAAATCATTGACTGCAAAAGGTCCTATTGATAAAATTAATATTATTTCAGGAGGATATGGGTATAAAAAGATTCCAATTTTTGTGGGATCTAATTCTACCAGTGGAAAAGATGCTTTTATTGTTGCAATATCAACATCTATAGGTAATGCAAGAGAAGTAAGAATTATTGATGAAGGATTTGAATATTCTTCAGATAAAACTTTACAGCCAATTTCATACATATCACCACTAATTTCAATTAAAAATTCAAATACTATTGGTATTATCACAGTCACTAGTGGTGGAAGACAATATGTAAACTCACCATCAATTGTAATTGTAGATTCCAGTACTGGACAAAAGATTAATAGTGGAATATTAGAGGCAAAATTATCTGGATCTTCAATTTCTTCGGTAAATATAGTACAAAAACCAAAGGGTCTTTCAGAAACATCAGTAAAACTATTTACTACTAATAATACTAATGGAGTTAGTGTTCAAAAAGTTCAATCTAATTCTAGTGGAATTTTTACTTGCTTCATAACAACACCAACACTTGGATTTTCAACAAACCCCTTTGGGCCTGATGATGAAGTTTTTATAGAAGGAATTCAAAAATTCAGTACTGATGGATCTGGATTTAACTCCGAAGATTATGGATACAAGTTTTTTCCCGTATCTAATTACAATAGCACTACAAATCTTCATCAAGTCACTATTAATATTTCAGGGTTAACTACAAATACTGGGATAGCAAAAACAATTCAAGATTCTATTCCAAACATTGTAAACAAAAAAGATTATCCCACATTTGATGTTAAACAAATTTCTTCTTTATTTAATATTGGGGAAAATCTAGTAGTTAATGGTAATGAGGTAGATTTAAAAATTTCTGATTGTAATTCCTTTTTTATTAAGGTGATTGGAGATTATGAATTAGTTGTTGGCGATGTTATCACCGGAAAAGAATCTGGAAATATAGCAACAGTAAGTAAAATTGATGCTAGCACTGGAAAATTTAAAGTTGACTATTCTGTCAGAAAAAATCTTGGTTGGTCTGATAATGTAGGGAGATTAAATTATGATGATCAAGTAGTACAGGATAATGATTATTATCAGAATCTTTCGTATACAATAAAGAGCCCAATTACTTATAATGAATTAAGAACTCCTGTCAATAGTTTGGTCCATACTAGTGGATTAAAAAACTTTTCGGATACTGGAATCACATCAACTGCAAGATCTGGAATTACAACATCTAATAATTCGACAACTATAATTCGTGATATTGTCGAAGAAAATAGAGTTGATACAATTTATGACTTTGATTTGGTAAATGATGTTGATGTAGTCACTGTAAACACTGGAATTACATCAACTGTTTTTTCAAAATTATTAAAATTAAAAAATAAAAAACTATCAAGTTATATTGAATGTAAAAGTAATGTTGTTTTAAAAATAGACAATATAAACAAACAATTTTCCAATTTAAATACAAGTCCTAGTAAAGCTTTAAATTTAATAAAATTAAATTCTGGAACATCTTATGATAATCTATTAATTAGAGTTTCTGATCTGAATAATACACAAATTCAATTAACTGAATTAATATTATTAAATGATGGTACTAATAATTTTCTAGCAGAAAAATCAAAAATAATTAATTCTGGAGTAGGACTTACATATACCGCGCAAGATGATTTTGGAGAATTCTCAATAATTGATGGTTATTTAAGATTTGAACCTAATGATCCATTTAATATTGATTATGATATCAAATTAATCAAAAGTAGATTTAATACAATTTTACCGGGAATTGGAACAAATCCGATTGGATTTATTAATTTGACTGGATCAAACAAATCAATAGGATCTGGAATAACAACTTCTATTCTATCAGTACAATCTAATCAATTCTCTTCATTATATACAAATGTTCAGATTATTGATACAACAACAATACCAAATAAAATGAATTTTGTTGAGGTATATTTAACTCATAATGGAACTGATACTTATATTTCAGAATACTATTTTGATTCTGAATTTTCAACTAATCTTTATTCCGGAAACTTTATAGGAACATTTGGTGCATCTATTTCTTCGGGAATTTTATCCTTAAATTATACAAATAATTCATTAAACACTGTTAATACAAGATCTAAGGTCGTTGGATTTGGTACAACATCTGTTGGTGGTGGAACTCATAGATTTTTACTGAATGGTCAATTGTCTGGATTTGAGCGGGGAGCATTATACCAATCTGTTTACACATCCACAGTTTCTGCGGCATCGACATCAATTATATCATTAGACAAATTTAATTTCAATGCTATCAAATCTTTAGTTGAGGTTAGTGTTGGGTCAACGAGTGCTCTCCATCAAATTATGTTGGTTCAGGACCTGTCTAACATTTATGTCCAACAGTCTCCATTTCTTTCCGCCAACAGTGCAACTGGAATTGGAACTTTTGGTGGAGAATACTCTGGAGATAATTTTTCTTTAAAATTCTATCCAGACGCTTCAATAACATCACAGATAAAAATTTCATCTTTTAATCAATGTCTGTATACAATTTTAGATTCGCAAAATATTGCACCGGATTTAACTTATGGAAGTGTAACCGAATCTATTGATTTACAATTTTACAATGCTATTAATGGAAATAGAGTTAATAGAAAAGACTTTAAATTAACTTCTGATGGAGTACCAATTTTTACAAAAACATTTGATCCATCAAATTCTAATATATTAAATCCTTCTACCGGAGAATTTACGATACCAAATCATTTCTTTAGTCCCAAAGAAAGATTAATTTATACACCAGAATCAACATTCGTTGGAATTGGAACAAGTGCAGTTGGAATTGGAGCAACTTTAAATTCTGTTGGAGTCGTAACTACAATACTACCTTCTGATGTTTATGTTATTAAAATATCTGATAACTCATTTAAATTATCCACAAGACCAGACTATGCACAATTAGGAATAGGAGTTACATTTACTTCATACGGTCTTGGTAATGCACATAAACTTGAAATGTTTAAAAAGAATGAAAAGGCAATTATTACTATTGATAATTTAGCACAATATCCTTTAATATTCACTAAAATATCACACACACTATCTGGAAATGGTGGTCAAATTAGTGCAGGATCTACAATATTTTCTTTAAGCGGAATATCAACAATATCACCAAAAGATATTCTTAAAGTTGATAATGAATATATGGGTATTGTTAATGTTGGTTTTGGGACGACTAATATTGGACCAATTACGGATAGTGGAATTATTAATTTAGTTGAGGTTACAAGGGGGTTTGTTGGATCATCTGCAACTTCTCACACAGATTCTACTGAAGCTAAAATTTATAAAGGTTCTTATAATATTGTAAAAAATAATATTTTCTTTACGGAATCTCCAAGAGGAAATCCACAGATTAATAAAGATTTGGGTAATTTAAATTTTGAAACATCGGATTTTGCCGGAAGAGTATATTTAAGAAATGATTATACATCAAATCAAATTTATGATGATATTTCAGATCAATTCACTGGTATAGGAAGAACATTTGCATTGAGAGTAGGTGGAGCCAATACTGTTGGACTTGGAACCACCGGAGGAAATGGGATATTATTCATAAACAGTGTTTTCCAAACACCAGAAACTTTAAATAATCCAAAAAATAATTTTAAAATTATTGAAAACTCCAGTGTTGGGATATCAAGTGTAGTATTTTCCGGAATCAGAAACGCTGTTACAGATGACATTACTATTTCACTTTCGGATATAAATCAGAATCAAACTCCTAGAGGTGGAATAATTATTTCTCTGGGATCTTCTACTGGTCTTGGATATGCACCACTTGCAGGAGCAGCAGTTACTGCTGTAGTTGGTGCTGGAGGTAGTATAGTATCTGTTGGATTGGGAACTACTGATAATCTTGGTTCTGGATATAATGGAATTGTTGCGATAGGAGTTTCAGTATATCAAAGTGGTCATATTGGAAATACTGCAATCATAACTGCATCAGTTGGTGTGGGTGGAACACTTTCCTTTACTGTTGTTGATGGTGGAACCGGATATACAAATCCTAAAATATTTGTATCTGAACCATCTTATGAAAATCTTACCATAACTGGTGTATCTAGATTAGGAATTGGTGCAACAACTAATACTGGAATTGGACTTTTACTTAATGTCGAAGTTGGTGCAAGTTCTACAACTGGAATTGGGTCTACATATTTTGAGGTTTCCAAATTTAGTATTTCTAGACAAGGTTATGCATTCCAAAGAGGGGACGTATTTAAACCTGTAGGATTAGTGACTGCCAAAGGATTAGCATCTCCATTATCTGAATTTAAATTGACTGTTCTTAGTACTTTCTCGGATTCATTTGCACTATGGCAATTTGGTCAATTAGACTATATTGATTCTGTTAAAAATTATCAAGATGGAGTAAGGAGAAGATTTCCTCTATTTTATAATGATCAGTTATTAAGTTTTGAAAAGTTAAAAGGATCTCAAGTAAACCTTGCTAATTCTCTACTAATAGTTATAAATGGCGTAATTCAAGATCCTGGAGTCGCATATGAATTTGAAGGTGGCACTAGTTTCGTATTTACCACTGCCCCCAAATCAGAAGATGATGTTGCGATTTTCTTCTATAGAGGAACAGCAGAAGATGATAGTACATTAGTTACAAATGTACCAGAAACTTTAAAAAAAGGAGATCAAGTACAAGTATTAAAAAATAATTCAATTTCTAAAACAGTTACACAGGACAAGAGAGTAATATTTGATCTATCATTCTCGGATAAGTTTGAAACTAATCTTTATACTGGTCGGGGAATAGATGAAATAGATAATAAACCATTAAGTTGGATCAAACAAAAATCAGATAAAATAATTAATGGTCAAATCGTTTATAAAACAAGAGATTCAATTGAACCATTAGTATATCCGACAGCAAAAATTATTAAAAATTTTTCAACAACCGATAATGAAATATTTGTTGATAATGCACAATTCTTTGATTATGAAAATCCAACAGATTTTGGAGCTATAATTATAAATGGATCTGCGGATCCGGTGGCAGCAGGAATAACTGCGGTTGTTTCGGCGGCAGGAACAATTCAATCATTAGTTATTAATAGTTCTGGAAGTGGATACACTGGAAATTCAGTTGTGGTAAAAATTTCTTCACCCTCTATAATAGGAGTAGGAATAGGATCTATCGCAACTGCAACAGTTACAGTTAGTGCAGGTGGAACATTAACAACACCAATAACAATTACTAATCCCGGTTTTGGTTATACGTCCTCAAGTCCACCAAAAGTTATTGCACCATTCCCAAATCCAATATATGAAAACATAACTAAAATATCATCAACAGTCAATGGATTTTCTGGAATTATTACTGGAATCACAACTTCAACAGGCACTGGGGGAAATCCATTGGCACTTAAATTCCATATTAACTCCCAATCATTTGCTGGTCTGTCCACTGGATATCCAATTTATATTTTTGATACAAGAGTTGGTACTGGAGTAACTTCTATTGACAATTCAGATTCTTCAAAAGTTGGAATTGGAACAACTTTCGTAGATAATATTTACTATATTAGTAGTTGGTCTAGTACTGGAATAGTTGGAATTATTACTTGTAATATATTATCAACTACATCCGTAGTCGGTTTAAATTCCACTGGAAACATATCAAATCCTGTTGGAAGATACTCTTGGGGAAGACTATTTGGATTCAGTAGATCAAGTTCTCCAATTTCTATAGGAGTGACTGGAAATACTGTTGATGTTGGTCTTTCGACTTTCCCCACAATTCAAAGAAGAAATTCCGGTATTAGAAATACCGGAGCACTTCCAAAACTCTTATAAATATCTAAAAACATCAATATGCCAGCAATTGTAACCGATCAATTTAGAATATTAAATGCAAGTAATTTTGTAGATTCTGTAGTGAGCACCAATAATTCTTACTATGTTTTTTTGGGATTAAATAATCCAGACAAAGTTGCATTTGGGAGAACTACTAATTGGAATAACAATACACCAAATCCAATTGATAATTTTGAATATCCTTCACATTACAGAGATACTGCATTATTTGGTAAAAAAATTACGTCTGCTAATATTAGAAGAGTCATAAGAAAAGTTCAGTGGCAGTCTAATACATCATATGACATGTATCGTCATGATTATAGCATAAATAATCGATCACCAAATTCTAATTCTAGTAGACTATATGATTCAAATTACTATGTAATTACTAGTGACTTTAGAGTTTATATTTGTATTGATAATGGATCTTCTGGCGTAAACTTAAAAGGAAATAAATCACAAGATGAACCCACGTTTACTGATCTAGAACCTTCAGCAGCCGGAACAAGTGGAGATGGATATATTTGGAAGTATTTATTTTCAATTTTACCTAGCGATATTATAAAATTTGATTCGACTGAATATGTTGTTGTTCCTAACGAATGGGCAACTTCGACAGATGCTCAAATTGTAAGTTTGAGAGAAAATGGGGAGTCTAGTTCTACCAATCCAAATCAAATCAAAAAAGTATACATTGCAAATGGTGGTGCTGGATATAGTTCAAAAATTGTTGATATCCTTGGAGACGGTAGCGGTGGTAAAGTATTAGTCAATGTTGATTCGTCTGGATCTATTATCTCTACACAAGTTACGGCAGGAGGTTTTGGGTATACTTGGGCAATCGTTGATTTGGGGAGTATTCAACCGGAGGGAAGTTTAACAAATCCTGCAAAATTAATTCCAATTATTCCACCATCCAAAGGACATGGAAGTGATATTTATACTGAATTGGGAACAGATAAAATACTAATATATGCGAGATTTGATGATTCAACCAAAGATTTTCCTATTGATACTAAATTTTCACAAGTTGGTATTATAAAAAATCCAACCACATATTCTTCTGATACTATTATTTTTACAGAAAATCAATATTCATCTTTAGGAGCAATTAAATTTACTTCTAATTTTACGGGAACTCCAATAATAGGAACTGAAATAACTCAATCTGTAACTGGTGGGACTGCAAAAGCGTACATAGCATCCTATGATAGTGAAACAAAAGTACTTAAATATTTTAGAGATAGATCTTTATACTTTAAGGATAATTTAGATCAAACTGATTATAATAATGTAACTTCTGTTTATGATTTTCAATCTTCTGGCGGGTCAATAGTTGGCGAAGGATTTACTGCATCTATTGATACTGCTTTCCCTACAGGAAGTCAAATTAATATTGGAAATAAATCTATAAATTTGGGAACAGTGTTTACAAATGGTCTTTCAAATCCAGACATAAATAAAAAGAAGGGAGATATAATTTATATTGATAATCGCCCCTTGGTAACAAGAGATATTAGGCAAAAAGAAGACATTAAAATTATTCTGGAATTCTAACCAAAAATGGTACAAAAAACAGATTTAAATATTAATCCATACTATGATGATTTTGATTCTAATAAGAATTTTTACAAAGTCCTATTTAAACCCGGGTTTCCAGTACAGGCAAGAGAACTGACAACTCTGCAATCAATTTTGCAGAATCAAATAAAGACTTTTGGAAGTCATATGTTTAAAGACGGATCAATGGTGATTCCTGGAAATATTGCATATGATGGAAATTTTAATTCCGTAAAACTTAATTCGACTAATTTTGGAGTTGATATATCTCTTTATATTAATAATTTTATTGGAATGAAGGTAACCGGCCAAATATCAGGAACAAGTGCAACAATTCAATTTGTTTCTTTTCCAAATAATTCAAATATAACTGATTTAACCATATATGTAAAATATTTAGACTCTGATAATAATTTTCAATTTAACCCGTTTCAAGATGGTGAGGCATTAATTGCAGAAAAAAATATAACTTATGGAAATACAACTATTAATGCAGGAACTCCATTTGCGTCTTTAATACCATTGGGTGCAACATCCGTAGGGTCTTCAGCATCAATAGGTGATGGTGTTTATTTTGTTAGAGGATATTTTGTTAATGTATCAAAACAAACTATAATTTTAGATGATTATAGTAATACCCCTTCGTATAGAGTAGGATTAAAAATTGATGAACTAATTATCGGATCAAAAGATGAAAAATCATTATACGACCCTTCAAAAGGATTTACAAACTATGCGGCACCAGGTGCTGATAGGTTTAAGATTAATTTAACCTTAACTAAAAAATTAATATCAGATCTTAATGATACAGATTTTATTGAATTGTTAAGAGTTGAAAATGGAAAAATTAAAATAATTGAACAAAAATCTCAATACAATATAATCAAAGATTATATGGCAGCTAGAACTTATGATGAATCTGGTGACTATACAGTTGAACCATTTAGTGTTTTTGTAAATAATTCATTAAATGATAGACTAGGAAATAATGGATTATTTTTTGATTTTGAAACGACAGCAGAAAAAAATAAACCGTCTGAAGATTTAATGTGTGTAAAAATATCTCCAGGAAAAGCTTATGTTCGGGGATATGATATAGACAAAATTTCAGCAACTATTCTTGATGTAAAAAAACCCAGAGACACTGAAAAGATTGAAAATGTAAATATTCCTTTTGAAATGGGAAATATTTTAAAAGTCAATAATGTTTTTGGAACAGCAAAACAGACAGAGATTATAAATTTGTGTGATCGATTAAAAGGATCGGCAGGAATTACAACTATTGGTAATGCTAGAGTATATAATTTTAGTTTGGATGATGCTCCTTACAAAAATGCTTCTACCAATTTTAATTTATATTTGTATGATATTCAAACATATACTACTCTTGTTTTAAATTCTTCGGTATCAAATACAGAATTGCCAAAAACTTCCTTTGTTAAGGGGAAAAGTAGTGGAGCCAGTGGTTTTGCCGTTGCTGCCGGAGAAAATTCTACAACTATTAATTTAAGTCAAACTTCCGGAACTTTTAACGTTGGAGAACAATTGATTGTTAATGGACTAGACTTTTCAAGAACTATTAAATCCGTAATAGCATATTCTACTGATGATATTAAATCAGTACAACAAAATGCATCAACAGGATTTTCACAATTTACGGCAGATTGCGTTCTTGAAAAATTTAGTTTTCCAAATGGGGTAACTGAACTAACCATAAGTGGATCAAATACTGTAACAAGTGCTGGAAAAAACTTTATAGGAGTAAAGGTTGGATCAATTATTAGATATCAAACCACATTATCACAAAACTCTTTTCAAGTTATTTTAAATGATGGTTCAATCTCTGGATTGGGAGTTACAGTTCCGGCTAATTTTTCAACATTTAATAGAGTCACAGCAATTTCCCCAGACGGTAGAACATTAACCATTGCACCTACACCAGGCGTGGCGGGTGTATATGATGGTGTAATTACAAATGGAAAATTCACTGATGTTTCTATTGGTGCTCCGTTTATAAGAAATCAGGATTCTGGATTATATGCAAAATTGCCAGATAATAATATTGCTTCAGTAAATCTTTCTAATTCTTTATTAAAACTTTCTCAACAAATAACCGGACAATCTACTAATGCTCAGGGAGTATTGACATTTGACATATCTGCAATTAGTGGTATCTCAAGCGCATTTTTTGAAGCATTTGATCAAGAAAGATATTCTATACATTATAGTAATGGTGGCATTGGCACAGTAACTTCAGATCAATTTGTTTTAAGTGGAAATACTATAACTATTAGTGGATTAACTCCTAACCAAACAAATAATGTTGTTGTAAATTCTACAATAATTAAAAATGGAATTCAAAGTAAAATAAAAACATATAACAAAAGTCAGACTTTAATTGTGGATAAATCAAAATATCCAGAATCGGGAAGTGGTATTAGCTCATCAATTGGAGATGGTCTTTCATATAATCAATATTATGGTTTAAGAGTTCAGGACGAAGAAATATCCTTAAATTATCCAGATGTTGTAAAAATAATATCAATATACGAATCATATGATTCTTCAGCACCTACCTTGGACAAAATACAGTTTGGTGCCAGTGCTAATGTAACAACAAATGCAATTATTGGCGAAAATATTTTGGGGTCAACTAGCGGCGCTATTGCTAGAGTTGTTACTAAAGAATCAACAAATGTTTTAGGAGTTGTATATTTGAATTCAGAAAAATTGACATCTACCGAGGATATTACATTTAGTGAATCAAAAATAAAAACGAATATTGAATCAATTACTCCTGGAAAATATAACGATATTACAAATTCATATAGTCTTAATAAGGGTCAAAAAAATCAATATTACGATTATTCTAAAATTGTTAGAAATAAAAATACTCCAGAACCATCTAAAAAACTTTTAATCGTATTTGATTATTATTCTGTGCCGTTAGATGATTCTGGTGACATATTTACAGTTTTGAGTTATGACGCAGAAAGATTCACTCATGATGTTCCATTTATTAATCAGAACTCAATAAGGACTTCCGATACATTAGATTTTAGACCAAGAGTTCCTGTATTTACTGAAATTTCATCTTCCCCATTTGATTTTTCATCGAGAACTATAAAACCAACTCGTATTTTATCACCAAACGAAAGTTCTTTACTTGGATATGAATATTATCTAGCAAGAATTGATAAATTATATCTAGATAAAACCGGAACATTTATTGTTGAAAGAGGAATATCTTCAAAAACTCCTAAGGCACCATCTAAAAGTGATGCGGTAATGGAAATTGCAACTATTAAATTACCACCATATCTTTACAACCCTGCAAATGCCGTTGTAACATTAGTGGATAATAGACGATATACAATGAGAGATATTGGTTTAATTGAAGATAGGGTAGAAAATTTAGAGAGAGTAACTTCATTATCACTACTTGAATTAAATACTCAAACTTTACAAATTCAAGATGAGGAAGGAAATAATAGATTTAAGAGTGGATTTTTTGTTGATGACTTTAAAAATTATGCATTCACCAATAATAGATTGTCTAACATAAGAGTTAATACTTCTGCAAATGAATTGACACCCATTGTTAGTAGAAATTCACTCAAATCGCAACTTGCCCCAGCAATTTCAGTCATTGATGAGCAATTAGATACGTCGCAAAATTTCCAATTATTAGATCCAAATGTTCAAAAAACTGGGCAGGCACTAACTTTAAAATATGATTCTATTGGATGGATAGAACAAGCATTTGCGACAACCGTTGAGAATGTAAATCCATTTAATGTTATTGTGTATAGTGGTGATATTAAACTCAGTCCAGAGATTGATAATTGGGTTAGAACAGTTCAGCTTCCAGATAAAAATATTGATATAACTTTAAATTCTAGTAGAATACTTACTCAAAATTTGACAAGTAATGTTGCGGTTACATTAGCACCAATTAACATCAATACTGAAGAAACTATTAATTTACCAACAATTAGGGGGAGAGGGAATAGAACAATAACTGATTCTACCAGTACCACAACATCTAATACGGTCACTAATACAACTTCTTCACTTTCATCATCTTCAACTTTTGATACTGTAAGTAATACTGATACTACAATAAGAAATGTTCTAATTTCATCGTCCAAAGAATCGTTTATGAGATCTAGAAACATTCAGTTCTCAGTATCTAATGTTAAACCATCGACTCAATTTTATCAATTTTTAGATGGAAATAGTGGTGTTGATTTTATTCCAAAATTAGTTGAAATTTCAAATCCATCTAAAGCATTTATAATAGGGGAAGCAGTTATAGGGAGATTTGATAACAGGAATTTAATTACATTTAGGGTTGCAACACCAAATCACAAGTATGGACCATATAACGCACCATCAGCAACTTACACAATTAATCCATATAATAGAAATGAATCTATATCATCAGGATATAGTCAGTCATCTACAATTTTAAATATTGATACCATTTCACTATCAGAAGAAGCTCAAGGAAAATATTCTGGATATTTAGTTTCTGGTATGCAGCTGGTTGGGCAAACTAGCGGTGCCGTAGCATTTGTATCTAACCTAAGATTGATTTCTGATAATTTTGGAGATTTAATTGGAACCTTTTTCTTAAGAGATCCAAATGGAACTCCAACTCCAACTGTAAGAATTCCTACTGGAACTAAAACGTTTAAATTGTCTTCAAGTTCATCAAATAATCCTGGTCTTCCTGGAAGTTCGGACACTTCATTTGCAGAAACAAATTTTAATTCTGATGGAACTCTTGAGCAATGGGAGAATACTGTTACAAACACAACTAAAAATTTAACCACACAAACTGTAGTAAATCTTACAACCAATACAACAACCTCGCAAACGACAATAAACACCCATACAAGAACAACAATTCAAAGATTTGTTGATCCTCTTGCACAATCATTTGTTGTTGGTGGAAATGTTGAGGCTCCCTCTCCAACATCTACATTCGATGACATAAACGGTGCATTTTTAACTGCCGTTGATTTATTCTTTGCTAAAAAAGATGGTGGCAATGCTCCGGTAAAAGTTGAAATAAGAACTGTTGAACTTGGAACTCCTACAAGGATTGTTATTGGAACTCCAGTTACTTTAAGACCAAGTCAAGTTAATATTTCTGCAGATGCTTCTGTTGCAACTAAAATTACCTTTGATGAACCAATTTATCTACCACCAGGAAGAGAATATGCCGTTGTAATTATTTCGGAAAATAGTGATAGTTATGAACTATGGACGGCAATCATGGGCGAAAAAACTGTTAATACTGCAAGTCTTCCCGATGTAAATGCCGTAACATACTCTAAACAATTCTCAATGGGAAGTTTGTTTAAATCTCAAAATGGATCTATATGGACAGCAAATCAATATCAGGATCTTAAGTTTAAACTTTATAAGGCAAAGTTTACATCCCCGACAGGGACTGCCACTTTCTTTAATCCAACATTAGATGAGAGTAATGGTTATGTTCAGAAACTAACAAATAATCCATTAACAACATTACCGAGAACAGCGACTTTAGGAATTACTACAACAACAAACTCTTCTATAACAAATAATTTGTTAAAAGGTAGAAAAGTTGCAGACACAACAAAACCGTATGTATATGGTTACGTTTTTGGAACTGGTAGTTCTGTGGCCACGGTGGGATTAACCACAGGAGGAAGTAATTATGATAGTGATTTGGCAACACCATCAAATAATAATGTATCCACTTTTAACATTATAGGAAAGGGTTCTGGGCTTGTATTAAATATTACGGCAACATCTGGAACAATCACTGGAACACCAACAATTGTAAATCCAGGAAATGGTTACCAAGTTGGAGATGTAGTTGGAATTGTAACTTCTACCGTTATTAGCAAAACTGGGACTGGTGCAAGAATTTCTATTTTAACATCTCCTGGAGTAGATACATTATTCTTAACAAATATTCAAGGAAATACTTTTACTAATGGTGGCGAATTAAGTTATTACAATGATTCTAATGTATTGACCGGTGCTGGTGTTACAATTAGATCTTTTGCCTCTTCAACAAATCAATATTCTGGTAATTATATACAAGTAGATCACTTTGATCACCACATGTATGCTAAAACTAATAAACTTAGAATTAAGGATGCAGAATCTAGTTTAGCACCAGTTCAAATTACATCAGAACTGTCTGCTTCGGGAACATCAATTTCTGTTGGAGCTGGAGGCACTGCAATTTTTAGTACATTTGAGGGTATTGCTGTTGGAGCGGCTAATACTGGATATGTAAAAATTGGAAATGAAATTATTGGATATCAATCTATTGGCAATGGCTCCTTGAATGCTATTACTAGAGGCGTTGATTCTACAATTATAATTCCACATTCTGTTAATAGTTTAATGTATAAGTATGAATTAAATGGGGTTTCATTGCGTAGAATTAATACAACTCATGATATTGATGATTTAAATATTGGATTAGATAGATATTATATTCAAATTGATCGAGGAAGTTCAAAGGGAGCGGATAGAAGCGCCGATAATGGAAACCCACAGATACAATTTACATCAGAAGCAACATTAGGTGGATCTAACGTTCTTGCAACAGAAAATATTTTATACAGTTCAATAGTACCCACATATGATGTCATTACTCCAGGATCATCAACATCAGTTTCCGCTCAAATCAGATCTGTAACTGGAACGAGTGTTGGTGGAGATGAAACTTCATTTTTAGATAATGGATATGAACCGGTCCAACTAAATTCTTTAAATGTTCTTAAAAGTGTTAGAATTGTATGTTCCAAAGAAAATGAAACTGAATATTTAAGTGGTTTAACAAGAAACAAATCATTTACTACTGCAATAGATTTGAATACAACGGATCCCAATTTGTCACCCATAATATTTTTAGATACCGCATTTACCGAATTTATTTCAAGTCGTTTGAACAGACCAATTACTGATTTTACGCTAGATAACAGATCAAATTCTATATTAGATGATCCACATGCTGCGGTTTATATTTCAAAAAAAGTAAACTTAGCTCAACCAGCATCTTCACTCAAAGTTATTTTATCGGCATATAGACATGAATCTGCTGATTTTAGAATTTTATATAGTTTGTTTAGACCAGACTCCGGTGAAATTGAACAAGCGTTTGAATTATTCCCTGGATATGAAAATCTAAATTCTTTAAGAGTTATAGATCCTTCTAAAAATAATGGAAAACCAGATACTTTTGTATCTTCAAGTTTGGACAATGAATTTAAAGAATATGAATTTACTGCCAACAATCTTAATTTATTTAATGGATATGTAATTAAAATTGTAATGTCCGGAACTAATCAAGCATATCCACCAAGAATTAAAGAACTTAGAACAATAGCAATAAGATGATTAGAGTAAAAGGGCATCAGAATCTTTATCGTGATGAAAATAGTGGAGCTATCATCAATTGCGATTCTTTGGCATATAATCAGTATGTTAATGCATTACACAATAGAGAATTGCAAAAAGAAGAATTGAATAAAATGAAACAAGATATTGATGAGATTAAGTTGTTGTTAAGACAATTAATTAATGATTCAAAATAAAATTTAATTGAGTAATTTGACTATCGGATTTAATTCATTATAAATATATTTTAGATAATCATCTATTTGTTGATGGCAGAAATAAAAGTCAGAGTAGGGCAGCAATCTGCAATAAAAGTTATATCCTCACTTGCAGGTGCTCGTGGTTCCTCCTTGTCTGAACTCAGTGATGTCAATGCGCCAAATTTATCTGATGGAATGGTTCTTGTTTATAATGGTTCCACTTCTAAATGGGATGCCACATTAACGTTAACCCCAGGCGCAACACAGAATTTAGATATCAACGGAGGAAATTTCTAAGATGGCAAGTATAATTAGAGTTAAAAGGTCTACAGGAACTATTGCTCCAGCATCTCTTAATTTTGGAGAACTTGGTCTTACAGTTGGAGTAGGAACACATGGAAATGGTGGTGGTAGACTATTTGTCGGAGATTTTTCTAACAATTCACTAATAGTTGGTGGTAGATACTATACAGACCTGTTAGGCATTGCTCCTGGGTTAGTAGCAGGTCAAACAAACCCAACAACTCCTGCAAATGGTTTTGTTGCTATTCTTGATCAGAATCGTAAAGTTGATCAATGGAACGTTGATAATATTAGAATTGATGGAAATATAATTTCATCAACAAACACTGACGGACATATAAATTTAGATCCAGATGGAACTGGAGAAATTATAATCCCAGACGATACGTTCTTAACATTTGGAACTAGTCAAGACTCCAAAATTGAATATGATGAAAACGGCACAGATAAACTAACATTTACTGGTGCTGATATTAGAATTAATATTGATACACAATCAACTGATAAAGATACTGGTGCTTTAATCATTGAAGGTGGTGTTGGTATTGAAAAGAATCTATTTGTTGGTGGTAACTTCTCTCTAACAGGCACCACAATAATTTCAGGCACCACAGAGTCAACTAATAAAGATACTGGATGTCTAGTTCTTGAGGGTGGTCTTGGTGTTGAAAAGAATGTTAATCTAGGTGGTAATCTTGGGGTTGAAGGTGGGTCTGTTACAAGTCAAACTGCAAACCTTAATTTATTCAATGCAAATGTAACTACTGCAAATGTTCTTGGTGCTGCAACTAACATTGTATTGGGTGCAACAACAGGTGTTGCCACCGTTAGAAATGCAACTGTTGACTTTGATGGTGATTTGAATATTGACGGTGGAGATTTAACTTCAAATCAAAGTAATTTTAATCTTTTAAATGCAAATGTAACCACTGCAAATGTTCTTGGTGCTGGTACTGCGATTGC